CCAGCGAGCATATCTCTTAGGGACTGCAGGAAGTTAATCGCTCCTCGCGTTCCCACTATACCACTATTTAGAACCTCATCTTCTAGGTGTTCTAAATGTAAATTTTTCTCTTCTGTAAGGAATCCATCGAAACTAAACATCATCATCATCCAAAATTTGTTTCATATCAAGGAATTGTACAAATATGTCACCCTCCTTAAAAGAAAATGTTGTTTTGAGTAATACTTCTTGAGTATCATTATCTATCAATTCCATTTTACATGCAGCTATATTTTCATCTTCTGGTATTATAAATCTAATGGTAAACTCTTTCTTTACAGAATCATATAATTTTTGAAAAGCCTTACTCGACCTACTAGAGACTATTTTCATGTCTTTTACTTCAGTACCTATAGCCATATAAACATCGTCTGCACCATCTAATCCAAGATTTGTAATTATTCTTTCATTAATTCCCCTTTTATCTTTTTTATATGCCTCATCAAAAATATTTAAAAGGAGTCCGTTTCTTATTACCTGAAATCCTTTTTGATTATTCATAACCTTATTGGCGTATGGTCTACCTTTTTCTTTTTTGTTTTTCTTCCACTCATCTGAGTAAAAAGACATTTGTTGTACAAGAGTTTCATATTGAGGATTATTAGCCATAAATGTTGATAAATATGCTTTACCTCGTAAATCTGTCTTAGGAAAAAGAACTCCATTCATAAATGATGCAAAAGTTTTATTAGAAAGATTTATACTTGGTTTTTTATATGCTTTAAGAGAAGCCTTTACATCGTCTATAACTTCTTGAGTATCCTTTTTCCTTACCACTAATTCAACATCTTCTTTAGCAACCCCCATTGCAGAAACACCAGTATGTATAATTTCAAATTCCATTAATAAAATATCATCTATTTTTTTGACATCATCAATAATCTTCTGTGCTACTAATTCAGCTCCAACTTCTGCTCTTTTTAATTCTTTATCTATATTTTTTCTTTGAGCTAGTTTAAATCTTAATCTATTTTTGTCTATCTTATCCTTCTCAGATTGTCTTTTATTTAAAAGAGAAGGTGGTTGATTTAAGACATTAAATCCTGTTTCTCTAAGTATTCTAGCCATATCATAAGCTACACAATGTTCATGATAATATCCAATTCTTGAGGTTAAATCATAATTGTCTAATATTTTCTCACTAATATGTGTTCCAACCAAACTTGATATACTAAATTTCTTTTGTGAACCGAATCCTAACTTACTTATAGCATTCTTCATGAATGTGATAAATCTATTAAGACCCTTCTTTACAGAAGTCAAAATATTACCAAATATACCCTCTGAAATATCAATTTGTTCTAAATCTTGTTCTACCACATATCCAGAAAATGTCTTCATCATTGCTCCTAAAAAAGTTATAGTGTTCTCCGAATATTTATACTCAACCAGCTCTTGGGGGCTCTGGCTCAAACTCTGGTTCTTCTGATAGGTTCTTTTTGACTATTTCTGTAAAAACTTCTTTTTCAAGAAAACGCCAACCCATCATACTTTCTGGATCTTTTAAAGGTACAGAAAATATCTGACCAGCTTGGTCTTCCATTAAATACATTAATTCGTTATTGTGGGCGTGAGAACTATCTGTAATCAACATACAATGTATCATTACACCTAGTTCTGGATATATGTAGTATCCGCCGACCTCAAAGTCTTGGATATATTGTGGGGGGTTTTGGGGGGATTCTTTTTCTTTCTCTTCACGATATTCTGAAAGGTCTATTACATTACTCATACAGGCTCTCCTGTAAGTTTTAATGGAAAGTTATTCTCTTTAGCTGTTTCTATTACTTCCCATATCTTTTGTTCTGCTATCTGGTAATCATAAACTCCTGCAACAGCATGACCTAATTTATGAACTTCAAATGTAATAGAATTAGCATCTATTTCAGATTTATTAAAATATTCTATAAGAGTCCAATTTACAAACTCCATAGGGGTAAAATCATCATTATGATAGATGACCTTAAACATTGGTGGTGATTTTGGTGGTTCTTTTTTTTTCTCAGGTGGTCTGTCTATGACATCAGCATCACCCCTAGAATCTGTATATTCCACTATGGTATTAATTTATCTGTATTAATGGTTAATTTTTCTGGTGCACCAGGCATTGGTGCAGGCGGAGCCTGTTGTTGTTGTTGCTGCATTTGTTTGTGTGCCTCTTCTTGTTTTTGTAGTTGTTCTCTAGAAATAAAATCAGCATTAAAAGACATACTTCTTCTTTCTTGGTCACCTTCTGTTTTGAAGGGATATACACAATGTTGAAGATGAGCAGGAAATATAAAAAATTCACCAACTTTTGGCTTCCATTTAATCAAATTACGAGTTAAGGATGAAGAGGCACCACCACCACCAATGAACATAATGCATCCGTCATCGGCGCGCTCTGGTTTTGTAGAAGGTAAAAATTCAGGAACTTTTAAATACATTACTGTTGAAAGTTGACATTCTGTATGTATATGAATAGGATTGTATTCACCCTCCCATTGACTTATCAACCATGCACTTTTCATTTGAGTCAACCATTCAGTATCTTTAACTTCATCCCAATTCGCGGATGTGGCTTGTTGTTTTGCAGAAGCTTTAACATATTCCGCTATACAATTCATCAACCAATTAAATATATTACCATCTTTACCAATCGTATAGTCTATCATCATTTGATGAGGAACAAGAGGTTCATCTTCTATCTGTCCTGCTAGATAATCTCCCCAATTTTTTCTTTCTGGATCTTGAAGTACTTTGTCTGAAATTTCAAGCATGCCGTTCAAAACATCATCTGGTAGTTGAGTTCTCATCAAGATATCAGACCAAGGCTGTATAAATTCAACCTCTATTTCGTTTTGGATAATTCCTTGTTTCCTTTTGGCCTTTTCTTCAGCTCGTCTTTGTGCTCTATTACTCATATTCAAATCCTTCAAAATCACGTTTTTTAAATTTACCACCAGTTGCTATATCAAATGATGGTGTATCATCTTCTTGACCAGTATCAACCAATTCATCTTGAGCTGATTGATCCACATCAAAAAGTCTCATTTTGGCCCTATCTATACCTACAATAAATTTTCTGTTAGTGGTGGGGTCATTATATCTATTTTTCAATTGTTTTACCATTATTTGCCCAACCTCTTCCATTTGTTCTGTAGATATAATTGCAAACATAAGGTCTGCTGTCGCAGGAAGTCCAAAGCTCTCAGAAGTATCTTCAAGACCAACATCTGTATTAGAATATCCTGACCTTGTTGTTTGAGTCGCAGACATAATAGGAATTTTATTTTCTACTGCCAATCCTCGTAATTCTTCTGCGATAGACTTAATGAGAGTATAAGAATTGACATTAGCTCCAGACCTTATTCTGGAAGAAGTACAAATATTGAGATAATCAACAAATATTATGTCTGGAACGAAAGACCTTTTGAGATTCAATTCATTCAATAATGCACGAAAATGATTTACACCAGCAGATGCGGTTGGATATTCCTTGATTATTAATTTTCCTTTGGTAGTCTTCTCAAGGTTAGCTATTTTACTATCGTACAGGTCTTTTGGTAGACTGTGAAGGTCATCTATAGCAATATCCAGAAGGTTTGCATCAATCCTTTCAGCAATCTTTTCTTCAGCCATTTCCAAAGTAATATACAGAACATTTTTATTTTCAGCAAGACATGAAGATGCAACATGACACATGAATAAAGATTTACCAACTCCTGTACCAGCCAAACAAATATTTAATGTTTTCTGCGGAAGACCACCCTTTGTAATTCTGTTAAAATAATCGAGATCGAATGGAATCCTTTCCTCAACACGATGGTAGTAATCGTAACGATCATCGCTATCATCAATATAGTCATGACCAACGTGAGGATCAAAACTAACCGAAAGGGCATCACTAAGTATATCTGGAATGGCACCTTTGTCTTCTGTTGATTTTGGATTGTCAAGTATTGAGATTGAGTCAACGACTGCATTGTAAATGGCTTTGTCCTGACAAAATTTTTCAGTTGTATCCAATAGCCAATTAATATCTGTATAATCTTCTGCATTAGAATCAATTTCTTTTAATAAATTTAAAGAATCTTTAAATTCTTCTTCATTCATTTTAGTCTCAGAAAGTTCAATCTGTAAAGCTTCCTGTGATGGAAGTGTATTGTATTTGTTTACAAAATCATTTACTTTCCCATAAAGTGTCTTATCGGCGTGTTCCGTAAAATACTCAACTTTCAGAAAAGGCAATACCTTTCTGGTGTATTCTTCATTCTGTAATAAATTCTTTAGTATTGCTATTTCTGTTCTCATTATTTGCAGTTTCCCATAATATTTCTAATAGTGATTCACCAAGTTTTTTTTCAAAAATGTCTCCTTCTTCATCTGTAAGTCCGTGTTCTCCGATAGTAGATGGAGCAGTAATTATATCATATTCATAATCACAATTGATAGACCCATCTTCATTAAGTTTTGATTTAAGTTTGAAGTTTTTGTATTTAACTACTACATGATGAAACGGCCCCTCAATAATTTGAATACAAAGATTTTCATCATCGTCTTCTTCGGGATTAGAACAAATCCGAAACCAGTTATCCTTCAACTTCTTCGGCTGTATTCTCGGTGCTAGATTCGGCATCCGCCCCCTTTCCATAAGTAAATTCAGTATTTGCAGCTTTATCAAGCTTAGTTAAAATATCTTCTGTGAAATATTTTTCTGGATTTTTAAGTATTTGTTTTGCGTATAATTTAGTTCCATCTGGTAATTCATACCTCGTAGATACTTTATTCATTATACCATACTTTTCAGCTAAGTCAAGTAGTCCATAATACTTACTGAGCCCTTCATCATAGGTTAGAAGAACATCTACTCTTTTATTTTCTTTGGTTAGTCTTGACTTAAAGTTTTTACAATGAATGATATTGCCAATTACATCTGTACCATCTTTTTCTTTTTTCTTGGATAGGAAAACAATGTTAGATGCTGCATACTGTAGACCAGAACCACCACCCATAATATCTTGAGGGAACATAGCCCCGACTTGTTTGTATGTGTGATTGGTCACTAGTAAAGGTATTCCAGCCTTTGCAAGTTTTAGTGTTAATACTCTGAATACACCCTTTACAATTCGTGCCTTAGTCATATCCACTTTGTTCGCACCTTCAGTAATATCTCCAACTTCTTTAGCTGTAGATAACATACCAAGACTATCAAGACAAAGTAGAAGTGGTGCATCACCATTTTTTGCAATATGTGCGTCCACTATCCTTGAAGCCTGTTGTCCAAAGTCTTGTATCGTAGCAACTGGTAATTGTATAAATCGTTTTGTGTCAATTTTTCGCTCTTCAATCATTTCATGAGTGAGAGCAGATTCAGACTCAAAATACAAAACACCGCCGCTAGGATTATCTGCAAGAAACTGTTGACATAGCCCCAAGATAAAAAAAGTCTTTCCTGTTGCCGACTCACCTGCGAAAGCAGTAATTTTATTTGATGGCAAACCTTTATGGATACTTCCAGATAGGAGTGCATTAAGTATATAAGATCCAGTATTAATATATTCATTTACATTTCCTAGCATTCCATCTGCAACTCTGGAAGCGTATTCGTTTCCAGCTACAGACAGTAGTTCATCAAGATAATCACCCATTATTTTTCCTTAAATTAATTTCTTTTAGTATAACTTGTAACATAACATTATAATCTACTCTATCAGAGTATTCTTCACAACGATCTCTTCGGCCCCTCATATCTTTTTCTAATTGAATCAAATCTTCAGTAAGCCAACTTCCATAATCTTGTTCTTCCATAATAGTCCTATTATACCATATATTTTGAATTTGTCAAGAAAAGAAATCCATAATATTAGACTTCTTTTCGTGTTCCCATCCTATAGTTTGAAGCAAAACTTTCATAGGATCAAGAAACGCCTTTTCAAATTGAAGATCATAATCTATATAAGTTTCTAACTTAAATTCTTTGGGAAGTTCGTTCAACATAGCAATAGCTGAATCACCAGTAGGATTAGGTTCTTTCAAATATGTATATTTAATCTTTTCTCCCTCTTGAATGATTGGATACTTTTTTGTTAGTTTATTCTTTTCCAACATCATATTATAAATCAAAGACCCCTTAACATGAAGCGGAGTTGACTTTCTGTAGACAGAAGCTGAATCTCTATATTTTGCAAGACCTTTAACAGATCTTGGAAATGAAACTTCTTCTGGTGGGAGTGTTTTAAATTTAGTTTTGAATATTTCAATAAACTCTATAACTTGTTCTTCAGTCCCATTCATAATAAGTTTGAACGCATCCTTGAGTGCATTACGACAAGTCTCAGGAGTTGAAGATTTGACAGCTTCAATACCCATAATCTTGAGTTTGGGTTCATCATACTGAACACCTTCAGAGTTATGAACATTCAGAATGTATCTTTTCTTCGCAGTCCAGATTCCGACATCAGCCAAAACCTCTCGCTTCATTACCATCTTTTGTTGAAATGCATTAACATAATCTGCCATTTCATCATAACAATTATCAATCACATCTTGTAATTTACCCTCACAAACCTTATCCATAAACTCTATGATTTTGTTCGTATCTGTAAGACCTACTTTATTGATGAATGTATCAAAAGCAACATACAAAGAGTCAGTATCGGAAGCAATAACGTAATCTGTTCCATCTGTTTCTAATACTTTATTTAAGTATTGATTGACTGCTCTCTCAGCCCACCGAAT